GAAAGAGTTAGCAGCCCAACAAGTTCTTAATCCGGCACCAGGCTGGATTGCGTGGGCGTATCGTCTAGGTGCTGAGTATAACTATTCTCGGCGCTTAGAAGAACTTGAAAGGTTGCGCGGCGTTTAGGTACGCTTGGTTAAGTCATTGGGTAGAGATCACCAGCCGAGTGCTGCTCCGTTATTGACGGAAGTGGCTAAAGGCAATGTCGACCTATCTATCCGTGATTTACCAGGCGTCCCTAGACGACGGTTGTTTTCTGTCTTACAAGGAGTGTTGGAGAGACAGACTGCAATAATAGTTCCAAATCCAACATGCAACAATGTTCTCAGAGCCATAGCTGAGCGCATTGTATTTGTCAAGAGTGACAAAGGATGGGTATACCCACAAGGGCCTGAGACGGGGGCCTATAAAAAGGAAAGCTTATTACGATTTAGAAAATTGGTTACACGTCGATTAGGTACGTTTCAACGGCAAGGATACAAGGCTACTGCAGCACTCTATTCAGGTCGAAAATTCACTACTTATGATAAAGCAGCCGATAGTCTAAATATCAATCCGATAAGGAAGGATGACGCAAATGTTAAAGCGTTTGGAAAAGCCGAGAAACTTGTGTGTACAGATGCGACGATCGAGATATCAACCGGGCATGTCGTTGATAAAGGCAAACTCGATCCTTGCATGCGAATAATATCTCCACGTGATCCAAGGTTCATACTGTCGTTGGCAACATTTTTGAAGCCAATTGAACACAGGATATACGCGGCTATGGGACATGTAATAGGGGGACGTGACGGAAGAGTGATTGCCAAGGGAAGAAATGCAGTTGAGCAAGCATCAGACATAATGGAAAAATTTAGAAAATTCAAGGATTGTAGAGTGGCAATGCTAGATATAGAAAGATTTGACCAGCATGTTTCGGTACAAGCACTAACATATGAACATGGATTTTATACTTCATGTTTTGTTGGGGCTGCCTTGAGGGAACTTAAAACTCTCTTGAGGTGGCAACTGAAAAACAAACTCAAATTTGTAGTTAAGGATGGTATAGTCACACTGACTGTGGATGGAGCACGTATGTCAGGTGATATCAATACAGGTATGGGCAACTGTATCATCGTTTGTGCCTTAATGTACGCTTTTTGTTGTGAGTATGACATAGAAATGGATTTGTATAACAATGGAGATGATTGTCTTGTGTTTATGGATAGCAAAGACGAAGATATATTTACTATTGGATTACGTCCATGGTTCAAAGCAAAAGGGTTCACCATGAAAGTAGAAGGTATGGTGTCAACTTTTGAGCAGATTGAATTTTGTCAGACAAAGCCAGTGTGGAATGGAATGAACTATGTTATGTGTAGAACATATCCTACCGCATGCAGCAAAGACGTGGTGAGTTTGTTGCCAATTAACAATGAGAAATCTATGTTAAATTGGTTTCATGATCTTGGCAATTGTGGCCAGGCATTATGTGTTGGCGTTCCGATTTATCAAGAATTTTACTCAATGTTCTCCAGGTGGGGACAGGGGGCAAAAGGATTTAATAGGGACATTAGCACAGTAACTGGGATGGAAATGTTGGCTGATCGCATGGAGGTCGGTTATCGTAGTGTGGATGATAGAGCACGCTACAGTTTCTATTTGGCATTTGGAGTGACGCCTGATGAGCAGGTGTATCACGAACAGAGGTTTAAAACGTTGGTTAGACCTTTGTACACATCTGAGGTGGTACTACAGGAGGTACTACCAAAACATGTGTATCCAATGCCATAATGCAGCCGGCACAGGGATGAAACCAAGAGCACAATGCAAATATAAGAGATAATAATAATAAGGAAGTCCCCAAAGAGATATAAAATAATAAAGATTAATAAAGACAGAAAGATACGATTTTGTAGAAGATTAAGCAACTTCATAGAATCATGGCGAAGAAAAATAAGGCAGGAAACAATAAGGGTAAGACGAGTGGTGCTCGGAAGAATAGGCAGAAAAAGAGAGGTAATGGTGGCATTGCGATGCCCAGTCAACTGGTTAAGCACGTTTGCTCAATTACTGAT